ACCGGTCCAACTGGGTTAGGATCTACTGGTGCTACTGGTACTACTGGGTCAACCGGACCTACTGGACCTAGTGGTACTACTGGACCTACTGGATTAGGATCTACTGGTCAAACGGGCCCTATGGGTCAAACTGGATATACGGGTTTTACCGGTCCAACAGGAAAGGTCGGGGCTACAGGTTTTACTGGTGCTAATGGGTTTACGGGTCCTACTGGACCTCAAGGAATTCAAGGACCTGGATTTACTGGATCAAATATTATAAACGAATTTCCTCAAGGGAATCTAGCAATTGGAACTGGATCATTACCGGATATTAATACAGGAATAACTGGTCCTTATCCTCTCGAATTCAATATAGCGATTGGATATGACGCAATGACGAATTGTACTAATGGCACATATAATACTGCTATTGGATATCAAGTCCTATATCAAAATGATACGGGAAGTTATAATACAGCTCTAGGATATCAATCGTTATATACTAATACACAAGGTGTTACTAATACTGCAATAGGTTATTCTTCTTTATTTGCTAATCAAACCGGCGATTATAATATTGGTCTTGGATATAATTCAATAGTGAATAATGTATCAGGTAATGGTAATATTGGTATTGGACATCAATCGCTAGATATTGTAAAACACTCATGTTATAATACAGCGGTTGGATATAACACCTTTTCTAATAATCAAGAATCAACCCTAATACCTCCAAATACATACAATACAGCATTAGGTGCATATGCAGGAAGTTCAAATTTCAATAAAAGTTATAATTGTACATTGTTGGGTGCATATAGTGATACAATTGATAGTTCTAACATTAGCAATTCAACCGCTATAGGTTATGGCGCCCAGATTAGTCAAAGTAATCAAATTGTATTGGGGAACTCCAGTATAACAACTGTTCAAACATCGGGAACATTCAACACCCTTTCTGATGCAAGAGATAAAACCGACGTTATACCATTAGAATCGATCGGTCCATTCATGGATCAGCTAAACCCTGTTAGGTTTACGTGGGATATGCGTGAAGGAGGCGAGTCTAAAAAAGGTAGACCAGAAATAGGTCTTCTTGCACAAGAGGTACTAGAAGCTCAAGACTCCACTAACACATATATACCAAACTTAGTGAATGAAACCAATCCGGATAAGCTATTGGTTAGTTATACTACGTTGATACCCTTGTTAGTCAAAGCAATCCAAGAACTGAGACAAGAAGTTGCTGAATTAAAGTCCGCGTCAAAAACAAAGAGTAAAGTTTAGTGTATTCCGCATACCATACTCCCTAAAATATGTTAGAATGTAATAAAGTCTAACATGTTTTTACCCTAGATAGAACCTATTTATGTAGAGAAAAACCGTGCTATATCAAATAATTTTCGATATTTTACTGTTTTGTTTTTTTTAGAAGAGGCAGGTTTGTTTTTTATTTTGTCCTTTTCCTTGTCCTTTTCCTTGTCCTTTTCATTTGGTCCTGATTCGACATTTTTTTGTTCCCCCGGATTATAACGCAAAAACCATTCTTCATATTCCTTGCTGTTTCTATTACTGCGAAGTTCTTTAAATTTAGCAGCCTTCTTTGCGCGAATACTTTCTAGTGTTTCTTGTTTTCCATAACAACTTACACTAAAACGTTTCAATAACCCTCGTTGAGACAAACGATTCTTTTGTTTTACCTCAAAAAGAAACTGCGCCATACACAAAATACGATCTTTATAATAATATGGGGCATTCGCATACATGAAAGCCAAATAAAAACTTAAGATAGTATCAATCGTAGCAACATTTATTTCCTGATTTCCAATAGTCAATGTATTATAATTATGACAAGCTACTGGTTTATAAACAAAAGCCAAGATATCTTTGCCGTACTTTATTTCCACGTGTTCCGGTATGATTTCACCAATAGCCGGGTGTTTAATAATTTTAATGTCTTTGTATCCTAATTCTTTTAATCTTTCTTGGACAATGATAGCACATTTATCAGGATCATCATACAAAACATCAAAATCTGGTATTTTCTTGACTAAACGTTGTTGCGACTTGGGCATATATCTTGAATACAAAGAGGATGCATATCCTCCGAAAAAAACAACTCCCAGGTCAATAAAGACATTGCGGATCGTAGTATATAATTCAGCCGATTCTTCTTCATGTGTATCCATATGTCGTTGAAAATCAACATTTGTGCAATCGTAATCGATTTTCATAGGATAATAGGTGTTTAGTAAAGTCAAACGTTTCAATACCTTTTCCCATCGCGAAATATCTCCCGCAGGTCGAGACAATTCTAAATACATATTCATACGGAGGATATTCGGAGGAGCATATTTGATTCCGGCAATGGATACAGCATCTTTTGCAAATGCATCGAACAACTCTGGGTGTATATAGGTTATATCTGCCATGGGAATATAATTGACGAAAACCTTATATGTCCCTTCATGTACACCGGTTTTCGCTTCTACATCAGCATAACCAGCACTGTGATATATATCAGCCAGCTCTTTTGCGTCATCCAATGCATTAGCTGAATAAAAATCGTAATCTGGTATTTCAATATCGCGATCATAGAACTGAGCGTATTTTGGCAAAATATTATTTATCGCAGTTCCTCCATAACAAATCAACTTTTTCTTCGTCAAAAAATCCTCGACAATAGAAACCATTTTTTGGATCTCTTCACCGGATACCATTTTTTGACGCAAAACTTTATCGTTTTCGTCAACGGCATGACGCAGAATAGCCAACTCACATTCTTCAAAAGTCATTTCATTTGTACATTCATTCGATTCATATTTCTTTTTCAGAGTTCTATCCTTCATTCTATACTTCGTTCTATCCTTCGTTTTATCCTTCGTTTTATCCTTCGTTTTATCTTTCGTTTTATCCTCCATATTTTTCATATTTCTAAATTTCATTTATGATAGCTATAATATATCTATATTTTTATTGTTAAGGGCTATCCGTGTTTTTGTAGCCAAATGGCTACAAAAAATTAGAAAGTCCAAGTTCTTTTGGTGGATAATATATATTATCCACCGATAGAGATTAAGGTCTATTGTCCTTGGATATAAGCTATAGCAGAAGTCAACGGAACAAATGCCGACTTGTATTTTCTAAACAAGGCTTCATAATTACGCAAACGTGTATCGTTATTATAAAATGCCTCGGCTACAAACTGTGCCCCATAATTCTGTATCAAGTACATGGAATCCGGATTAACCACACCATAAAAGAATCCGGGAACAGGCAAAACAATTCGCATCAAATAGACCGAAGGGTCTGGTGGATTGATGGATTGACGCATCAATTGATCCTCAGTGTATAGTCGCAACGTACCTTGACCACTAATCATATTCGCATAGTCTTTCAAATTATAGCAAGTGTTATCTCCATAATTGCAAGATACATAATTTTGGAATCCGGGTGAAGTTGTACTATCGATGATGATAACAATTTTACCCATCATATCCATAATTTGAGAGTCCAACGAGACAGTGGTTGCTTTTCCGTTCGATCCTTGGTATAATCTTGCGCCTAAAGTACTCGCAATAACTTTAGCAACAGTTTGAAACCCATCTTGCAAATAAGTATTGATGTGTAGTTGGATGAAAAGAGGATCCGCTGGATTTGGTGAAGTATTTGAAAAAGCGTTTGACATAATTGTGGAAAAAACACCGGCTAAAGAAAGAGAAGGAGCTAGCGAAGTAAACGAGGTATAAGACGGATCTGTAGTAGAATTGGAATATGCAACAATTGGTATACTATCCTGTATATATACACTAAAGTCCAAGAATCGGCATCCACGTTGCAAAACATATTTCACCATATCCTGACACACATATTTACCCGTAAAAGCACTATTAAAAGAAGCTTTGATACAATAATCGCGTAAATTAGTTGGGCTACCTCCTCCTCCTGAAAAATTGGTTATTCCTGAACCGTTTGTCGTATTCTCTACCGAATAAAGCTCATTTAGTTGCGCCGTAGTTGCCGTATCAGAATATGGTAAAACCATGGTGGAAGAATTCGAATTATTAGCGTGGCGCTCTTTGATCATCCTATAAATAATGTAAATCGATATTGCAGCTATTGTAAAAAGTAAAATATATTTTATTAAATTTCCAGCCATACTATTTGAAAGATACTATACTATAACTATGGATACTATTTGAGAGTAAAAATATATAAATCCCGATATAGTATAATATATAATAGACAAATAGACAAACATGGCTGGCGGATTATTAAATATTATTGCCGTGGGAACTATGAATTTAATATTGACCGGAAATCCTACCAAAACTTTTTTCAAAGTTGCTTATTCTAAATATACGAATTTCGGATTGCAAAAGTTTCGCTTAGATTATGAAGGTATGCGTGATATACGTTTAACGGATAACTCCACTTATACTTTCAAGATGAAACGATATGGCGATCTTTTAATGGATACATATGTGGTTATTTCAATCCCCGACATTTGGAGTCCAATCTATCCTCCTACTGTCGATACTAACAACCAATGGTCGCCTTATGAGTTTCGTTGGATTGAAAACTTGGGTGCACAAATGATAAGACAAATTGAAATAACCTGCGGTACTACTTTATTACAGAGGTATTCGGGTGAGTACCTATCGGCATTGGTACAGCGCGACTTTAGTTCCGATAAAACGGATCTGTTTAATAATATGTCGGGGAATGTACCAGAGCTGAATAATCCTGCAAAATGGTCAGCGCGTGGTGATAAAGTTGGAACATATCCATCTTCTTACTATACAACGAATTCATCTGGTGCTGAACCTTCTATAAGGGGTCGCGAAATTTATATTCCCATCAACGCCTGGTTTACAATGGATAGTCGATGTGCTTTCCCCCTTGTTAATTTACAATATAACGAACTCATTATAAATGTAACACTACGACCGATACAAGAATTATTCCAGGTACGCGATGTTTTTGATGCATCGAATGGATTTCCATATGTTAGCCCAGACTTTAACCAAGATCGATTTCAGATGTATCGATTTTTGCAAACACCTCCTAGTGTTAATATTGCATCTTCGGATTATTTGAATCAGGTTAGAACGTGGAATGCAGATGTGCACTTGGTTTCTACATATTGTTTTCTATCTAGTGAAGAACAACAATTATTTGCAGCAGAAGACCAAGTATATTTAGTAAAAGATGTTTTCGAATACGATTTTTTGAACATTATTGGTTCGAACAGAGTGAAACTTGAGTCTTCGAATGGAATGGTGTCAAACTGGATGTGGTATTTACGACGTAATGACGTATTGTTGCGTAATGAATGGTCGAATTATACAAACTGGCCTATGCACGATATCGTTCCTAGCAATATTGTATTAGGGCCTAATCTAGCAACGATAAATGGAAGTGATGTATCTGGAGTGGGAACAGATAATATTTACATAACCGGTGATTTTTCACCTTCAAACCGGCGAGATATTTTAGAAACATTCGGTGTAGTCTTGGACGGTGATTATAGAGAAAATCTGTTCCCTCGTGGTATCTATGATTACATAGAAAAATATACGCGAACCGCGGGTTTTGCTAAAGAGGGATTATATTGTTATAACTTTTGTTTGAATACAAGTCCTTATGATTACCAACCCTCTGGTGCTATTAATTTAAGTAAATTTAAAACAATTGAACTAGAATTGACAACATTCCTTCCCCCGATCAATATAGAGGGTTCAAAAGTCGATATTGTATGTGATGAAACGGGAACTCCTTTATCAGTTAGCACAAAACCAGGATGGGCGTTATATACGTATAATTATGACATGCATATTTTTGAGGAACGATATAATATTTTATCGTTTATTGGCGGAAACTGTGGACTTATGTATGCACGTTAAGGGGTTATCCGTGTTTTTGTATCCAAATTGGTACAAAACACTAGAAAGTCCAGGTTCTATCGGTAAATAAATGTATTTATCTACAAAAGACATATAGAGAAATCCACCTTTTTGTAGCCATTTGGCT